TATTCAACCAGAACACCGTCACAGTCACCATCAACTCGGTCGACCTGACGGATCACATCACCAGCGTGACGTTCACCAACAGCGCTGCTGAGCTCGACACGACCGCTATGGGCGATGCCAACATCACCCGCATCGGTGGCCTCCAAGACGGCAGCGTTTCCATCGAGTTCTTGCAGGACTTCGCTGCGTCCGAGGTGTACGCGACCCTCGACACGCTGCTCGGCACGGTTACCACAGTTGAAGTCACCCCGACGTCGGCAGCAGTTGCAGCCGACAATCCGAAGAAGTCGGTGTCGTGCCTTGTCACCGAGGTGCCGTTCATTGACGGCGGCGTCGCCGACCTCGCCACCATCTCGGTCACCTGGCCGATGAGCGGACCGGTTACTACCGCTACCTCATAACAGAAAGAGAGCATCATGCTCGACCTGTCAATAACGACAAGACTGGAAGGCGAGGATGAACCTATTCGCAGCACCCCCAACATGGGCACCGTGCTGCGGATGGAGCTCTACTTCAAGCTCGACTCCGGCATCGAGGCGTTGCAGCGCATGAAGCTTGAGCATTTGTGCTGGCTGGCGTGGGAATGCCGACGAACCGACGGCCTTACTGTGCCGCCGTTCGACAAGTTCCGGTCGCAACTCGCCGACATGAACTTTGAGACAGACAACGACCGCCCTTTAGCCGACGAGGGGCCGCCTATCAGCTAGCAGCGTTGGCGCTCGCCACCGGGCAGCCGATTAGCGAGCTTGAGGCGGCCTCTCCGAAGGTCATACGGGCATTCCGGGCCATACTGGCCGAACAAGCACGAGAGCGTGAGAAAGCCTCCAGGAGGCGCTGATGGCACAGCCAGCAATCCGAATCGAAGGCGGTAGAGAATTACGGCGAGCGTTTCGCGAGGCTGGCGACGACATGAGCGACCTGAAAGAGCTGCACAAACGCCTTGCCGATGACGTCGCAGACTCAGCCAAAACCAAAGTGCCGGTGCGATCTGGTCGTTTGCAGCGTTCGATCCGAGGATCGGGCACGAAAACCGCTGCTCGTATCCGTGCTGGCAACAACCGGAAATCTGGGCCGACCTCGGTGCCATATGCGGGGCCGACCCATTTCGGCTGGGGCGCTCGAGGCATTAGGCCGCAGCCGTTTATGTACGAAGCGCTCGATGATCGCCGCCAAGAAGTCGTGGACGCCTACAACCGGCAAGTCCAAGAGATCATTCGGAAGGCGTTCTAGGATTACGACATGGCTGCCGGCACTAGCGTTATCAATGTCGCGATTCTGGGCGACGCTAAAAAGTTTAAGAAAGCTATCGGCGAAGCCCAGGACAAACTCGGCAAGTTTACGAGCGGCGTTGGCACCGCTGCTGGCAATATCGCCAAAGGCATCGGAATCATCGGCGGCGCTGCTGGTGGCCTAGCCGTTGTTGCCGGTGCTGAACTGTTCAAGACTGGTGAAGAACTTATAAGCCTCGACCAGAAAATCGGCACCGTGTTTTCGGGCCAGTCGCTCGACAAGGTCACTGGTTGGGCCGACGAGGTAGCTGCCCGTATGGGCTTGACATCTACGCAAGCAGCCGGGTTGGCTGCCAACGCCGGCGACCTGCTGAAGCCGATGGGTTTCACCGCTGACGAGGCCGCCAACATGTCGACCGAGATCGTCGGCCTGTCGGGTGCGCTGTCGGAATGGTCGGGCGGGCAACGCTCAGTCGAAGAAACCGCGGAAATCCTACAGAAAGCGCTGCTCGGCGAACGCGAAAGCCTCAAAACGCTCGGCATCTCGATCAACCAAGCCGAGGTTGACCAGCGGGCAATGAACATCGCAACAGCCGACGGGCGCGACGCGATCACGGCGATGGACAAAGCGCTGGCTACGCAGGAACTGATCCTTGAAAAATCGACCGACGCCCAAGAGGCATACGCTGAGGGCGGTAACGATCTCACCGCAGCGCAAAACAAGCTGAAAGCAGCGGTCGGCGAAGTCAAAGAAGAAATGGCCCGCAAACTGCTTCCCGTGTTCGCTCGAGGCGCAGAAGTCGCTGTGCAGCTCATAAACGTGTTCAACGAGCAGGGCCTGGGCGGCGTCATCCGCAACCTCGCCGAACGGTTCCGTGAAGCGTGGCCCCAAATCCGAGAACAACTCGAAACGTGGGCGCTCGGTTTCATTGAGTGGGTGCAACGTGTCGGGCCGCCGTTCCTCGCTGCCCTCGGTGATCTGCTGCTCAACATTGGCCGCTGGTTCGTAAACGACGCTTTGCCCGTCATCGTCGACAAGCTCGGGCAATGGGCGCACGCGTTCTTCGACTGGGCGAAAGAAATAGTGCCGCCGCTTATCAGCCGCCTCGGCGACCTGATCGCACAGTTTGCCAACTGGTTCTCGTCCGAGGGCCTGAACATGATCGTGACGAAACTGGCTGAATGGGCTGCGGCGTTCCTTGAGTGGATCGGCCCGCTGATCCCGCCCGCCCTGCGCGAGCTCGGGAAACTGCTCGCTTCGATCGCTGACTGGGTAATAAACACGGGCCTGCCAGACCTGATCGACAACTTGCTTGAATGGACTGGCGCTTTTGTCAGTTGGGTTGTCGACGTAGCGCCCGACCTGCTGAAAGCCCTCGGCACTCTTGTCGGCGATATCGGCCGATGGATCGTCAACGACGGACTAGACCTGCTGTTTGACCTCGGCAAAGAGCTCGGCAGCGGCCTCATCGACGGCTTGATCGACGCGCTCGGCGCAACGATCAGCGGCCTCGGCACAGTTGCTAAAGGTGTCGTGAACGCCATTATTGGGCTAATAAACACTCAGGTCATCGACAGAATCAACAGCTTCCTTGAGTTCGAGATCGCAGGCTTTACAGTCAATCCGGATGACATTCCGAGGATTCCGGCACTGGCCGAGGGCGGCATCGTGACAAGCCCAACGCTGGCCCTCATCGGCGAAGCAGGCCCCGAAGCGGTCGTGCCTCTAGATCGTGCTGGCGGTATCGGTGGCGGCATGAACGTGACGGTGAACATGCCGCCCGGCAGCGATGGTGCCGACGTGGTGGCAGCGTTGCAACGCTACGCCCGAGCTCATGGCGGTTCGGTCCCGATCCTTACCGGGCAGCTCTGATGGCGTCGTGGGCGTGGGCGCTTGACTTTCAGCCGGTCGACAACGACGGCGGTCCAAACCCGGCTGCTGTGCCGATCGGTGACGTGCTCGGCGCTTCGGTTAGCTACGGCAAACGAGGCGACGCACTGACGTATTCGGGCGGCACGATGACACTCGAGCTCGACAACACGACCAGCGCGTACACGCCCGACGCCGGCGGCACCTACTCAAACGCACGGTTCCTAGGCGTTGAGGTCAAGCTGTACGCCGACGTGACTGGCGCAGGCGCACCGACTTGGACGTACGGCCCGCCCGCAGCGTTTACCGGCGTCGTTGCCGACATTCAGTACACGTTCAGCGACACGTATGAGGCCACTGTGACAGTAACAGTCGTAGACGCCCTCACGATGCTTGGCACGTTGGCGTTTCAGTCTGGGCTGTCGGTGTCGTCAGACACGGCCAAAGCCGAACTCGACGCCGTACTGACCGGCGCAACGACGATCAGCGCCCAGATAGACCAAAACGCGGTGGTAAACCCGTCGGGCGAAGCGGGCGACACGCTCCAGGCCGTGACCAGCTACACAGGCACCGCTGGCGCGCTGCTGACGACGATCGAGCACAGCAACGGCGGCGACGTCTACGTCAGGCACGGGCTACCAGTAGACGGCACGACGCCGTACAACTCGGTCACGTTCCGCAGCCGAGGCCAGGCACCAATTAGCCAAGCCGTCACCGGCGTCAACGAGCTCACAGCCCTGAACTTGTGGGACGCCCGCCTCGCCACGTCGGGCACCGAGCCGCACTATTTCCAAACGGTCGACTTTGCCACCGGCACGACCTCGAGCTACAGCCAGGCAGCATTCACGTCTGTCGGCGGCACCGAACAAACCGCCGCCGCCAATATCGCAGCGTTCGGTGCTCGCAACATTTCACGCAGCGGGCTGCTGTGCACGACCGACGCCCGTACCTTGTCGGTCGCCGAATCGTTTCTGGCGCAATACGGCACCGACGGCGCACCGCCGCTCAACGTGCGCAACATCGGCATGCAGCCGATCGTCGAAGGCGAAAACGACGGCTGGCAGCTCGTCAAGTACAGCGTGGGTGATGCATGTGTGCTGAGGCTCCGGCCCGAAGGTTCTACGGCCACACTCAAGTTTGACGGCGTCGTTTCGGGTATCGGCTGGCAAATCTCACCAAACTCGTCAAAGTTGTCAGTACAACTCGAGGACGGGGTGCAAACCGTGTCGTTCATTCTCAACAGCGCGTCGTTCGGGGTGCTCGACCAGAACAGACTAGGATATTGACGCTATGGGTTCCGGTTTCAAGACGTTCAACTCGGGAGAAATTCTAACCGCCGCCGACGTGCAGAACTATCTCCAAGACCAGGCCGTCATGGTGTTCGCAACGGCCACCGCACGCGACGCTGCTGTCACGTCACCTGAGGACGGCATGGTTTGCTACCTCGAGGACACGAAGTTTTTGCAGGTCTATGAGGACGCAGCCTGGAACAACCTGATCGACTCGTCAGGCGTGCCCGCCTCGGGAGCACAAAAACAGATTGTCACGTTTACAGCGTCGGGCACGTTTACGAAAGCGTCGTATCCGTGGGCGACAAACGCCAAAATTACGGTCGTGGGCGGCGGCGGCGCAGGCGGCGGTTCGGAAGACGTCGGCGTATCAGGCGAATCGGCAGGATCGGGCGGCGGCGCAGGCGGAACCGCAGTCGTGCAAGTCACTACAGCCAGCCTCGCAGCGTCAGAAACTGTCACAATCGGTGCGGGCGGCACTGGTGTCGTAGAAGCAAACGGCGGCAACGGCGGCACGACGTCGTTTGGAACCATCGCTGTCGCAACAGGCGGCACTGGTGGCATTTACGGCCAAGAAACACCTGGCGAGAACTGGGCAGAAGAAGGCGGCGTAGGCGGTATCGGCACGACGGGCACGCTGCTGATGCAGGGAAGTGCAGGCCAGAACGCTGTGATTTTGTCCGACGGAATGGACTTCGTACAGGCTGGCGGCGGCGGTATTTCGTCGTTCGGCGGTTCCGGTATCAGCGGCGCAAGTCCTCGTGTGGGAAACGCAGACCACCAAGGCGCTGCTGGTCCGGTTCCTGGCGCAGGCGGCGACGGCTCGGCACAGCAGGACGGCAGTGGCCCAGGCGCAGGCTACGCAGGCGGCGACGGCGCAGCCGGCATCGTCGTCATTGAACTTAGCTAGGAGCATCATGGCCGATTCGTTTCATGTCACAGAAAACCCGCCGGAAACGCTCACCGACGCCGACATCGAGCGACTGATGCGCCAATACCGCAACAAACTTTTGCGCGAATGCGATTGGACACAGCTTGTCGACTCTGTCGTACCCGACCAAGCAGCCTGGGCGACATACCGGCAACAGTTGCGCGACGCGCCCGAGTCGTGGACCGTCGGCCAGCCTTGGACGCCGCCCGACCCGCCAGCGTAGGAGAAAGCCATGCTGTCACGCATAAAAACCTATCCGGCCCGCCTACAGGCTGTCGTGGTCGCCGCTGTCGCCCTCGGCACGTCGCTCGGCGCTGATATCTCAGCCGAAGCGACCGGAGCCATAGCGACGTTCTCAGCGGCTCTCATCGCCTTGTTCCTCGAAGGCCCGAAGCGTTCGTCGTGATCCGGTTTGAGGATTGGACGCTGCACGGCGTTTGGGGCTCG